AATTCACTAAAGGCACTAAAATTAGTATAAGGTGTAAGTCCTGCAAGGGTTACACTAACAAAACATACTAATAAAAACAAGGCTCAGTAATTAGAAGCCAATAACCATTTAAACAAGTGGATATTGGCTAATTTTTTTTCAAATCTGTTCAAAAAGAAAGACGCTGTTAAGCAGCAAAATAGGGTGCATGATTTATCAAAGCCTTATGAGTTCTTTTGGCTGAACGGGGCTATCAAATGGGAGAAATCAGGAACACCGGATGGAGTGCTGAAGGCATTGAAAGAATGCCCTGTTGTATCAACAATAATCAATAAAGAAGTTGAAGCGTTTGGAAATGGTATTACCGAAGTGGTTAATCCGCAATCTGGTAAAAATGTGCGTGGAACCTATGCCGAAATCGAAGGCATCATCAAGAAACCAAACACGCTACAAACACAGGCGCAATTTGAGGCACAAGTCGTAGGTTACACTCGTGCCTATGGGTATTGCCCTGTTATTTTTAAAGGTCCGATTGGATTTCCACCGACAGAGATGTGGGTATTACCTCCTCAGTTTTGCGATATTATCATTGATGACCGAAAGAATCCGTATAACGTCAAAAAGAATAGCGATTGGATTGATAGGTTTACTTTCAAATACGGGCAATTTGATACCGTTATAAATCCTGATAAGGTGTATTTTTTCACGGCAAATACATTACCGACTGATAACTTTTATTTGCCTGAATCACCTTTAGGACCACTAAGCAAGCCAATATCAATTCTAATATCGTACTACAATGCGGAAAACGAAATGATGACGCATAGAGGGCCGAGAGGGATATTAGCAAACACAGCAGCGGGTGAACTTGATAGGGAGCCAATGTCAACGGAAGCAAGAGATGAAATACAACGTGACTTCAAAAATGCGTATGGGTTCCAACCCGATCAAAGCCAAATCATCATCACCGATGCAGCCCTTCAATGGCAGTCAATGTCATTCAATGCAACTGAATTAGGGCTAAATGAAACCTACAAACGTGCCGTGTTTGACATCGCAACGGGGTTAGGTTATCCGAAAGACTTGTTGCAACTTGAAGGAAGCACATTCAACAATCAAAACACAGCGTGGAAGTCATTGTATCAAGATACGGTTATCCCTATGGCTGAATCGTATTGTATGCAGTTGATGGAGTTGCTGAAAGTGGATGTATCGAAGGTTCTGATTAAAAAAACCTATGACCATTTAGAAGTCATGCAAGAAAGCAATGAGGAGAAGGGTAAGGGAATAAAAGCTATCACAGAAGCCGCTGAAATGCAGTTTAATCTTAATGCAATTACATTCAATCAGATGTTGGAAATGATAGGGCAAAAGCCAATCACAGACGGCAACAGATACAAGTATCAAATGAGCGAAATTTATGAAAATACTAACGAAACAGGAAGCGGAGCGGGTGATACGCCTGAAGAGAGCTAAACTTGAAAAAGAAATACTAAAGGAAGATGAAAATATTTATACCGGAACTGAACAAGACCTTCACAAACAAGGCGGAACTATTCAAGGAATTGAAGGCCAACGAATCGAAGTTGATAGCGATAAAGAAGGCGGCAATATACGAATCGAAAAGTAAAGGTCAGTTTGCGCCATTTGAATTGATGAAGGATGCAGTAAGCCAAAAGGGGCAGCCGTTCCCGATGAAATCAACTGCGGTTTATCCAGTAATCAATACCATCAATTACTATGATTCTCATGGGGATGTTCACAGGCCCGGCATTTGGTCGAAGTCAGTTAATGAGCAGGACGGAAAACTATTCTACGTCATGGACCATGAACTCAAAACAACAAGTATAATCGCATGGCCAACGGATGTGAAACCGATGGTTAAGGTTGTTTCATGGGCGTTTTTAGGTAAGAATTACGCTGGAACAACTGAGGCGCTGGTTTATGAGATTGAAATGGATAAGATAGTACATGAGCAGGCAAAACAAATCATTGAACAGAAGCGCCCGATACAAAACAGCGTCCGGATGCAATACGTCAAACTTCGTTTAGGTATTAATTCAAACGATAGGGAATACGCTGAAAATAAAGTGTATTTTGATTCTGTTTATCCCGACATCGTAAACAAAGAAGCCGTTGATGAGGCGGGGTATTTGTGGGGCATAGAAGAGGCAAAAATAATTAAAGAGGGTAGCATGGTGCTATTTGGAAGCAACGATGCAACCCCTATAACATATCCTGAATCCGTCGATGACAATTCAGACAAAACCGATCCGGTTAATACCAATCAGGTGGACTATTCAAAGCTCGTGAAGCACAATTTTTTTAACTATTAAAAATCACAAAAAATGGAATTTAACGAACAAGAAAAAGCCCTGATTTCAGAAATCACAGGTCAGGCCCAAAAGTTTGTCACCGATAAGTTAAACGGGATGATAAACAATCAAGAATTTGCTTCAAAGATGGAAGCATTAACCGAATCAATCAAAACTGAAACTAAAGCGGTTCAGGATTCTTTAACAGAAACGTTGAAGGCTCAAGGTATTGCAATCGAGGAATTGCAGGCCATGAAACAACGTGATTACAAAGAGCCAACATTTGCAGACCAAGTAAGCAAACAATTAGGTCAGCACATCGAGCAGTTGAAGAATTGGAAGCCGGGTCAATCGGTTGAGATGTCAATCGTAAACAAGGACGTAGCCAACATGAGTTCAAGCAACTACTCCGGTGGTTATGTTGGGATTTCTTCATGGGATCCTAATGTCGGTCAATTTGCCCGTCGTGCGCCGTTCTTACGTCAATTAATCCGTACACGCCCGATTGCAGACCAATATATCAGCTGGTTTGACAAAGCAACCGCTGAAGGTGGTGCAGGTATGCAGACAGAAGGTAATGCTAAGTCACAAGCCGACTTCAATTTGGTTGAACGTAAATTACCTGTTGAAACCGTTGCATCTTATGTAACCGTAACAAAGCAGGCCCTTGCTGATTTGCCTTACTTGCAGTCAATCATCAATGATGAATTACGCGAATTGGTTGAATTGGAATTGGATTCTCAAATCTTAACAGGTAGCGGTACAAGCCCGAACTTGAAAGGAATTGAAACATACGCAACGGCTTATGTAACAACCGGGTTTACTGATTTGATTGAGAACGCAAATATCTTTGACTTCCTGGTAACTGCAAAGTCGCAAGTAGCTAAAGCAAACTACAACGCAACGGTAGCATTGATGAATCCGAATGACGTTGCTTTGCTTCGCATGGTGAAGGATAAGAATGGGCGTTACGCTACGGATGTTCCGGGCGGGTTGATGACCTCTGCAGGTCTGTTGGTTGTAGAAAACAATGGTGTTACTGCTAATGAAGCCTACATCCTTGACCCATCGAAATGTACATTGGGTATTCGTGAGGAGTTCAACATCAGCGTTGGTCTGAATAGCGATAACTTCACTAAAAACCAAGTTACCATCTTAGGTGAAATGCGTGCTGTTCACTATGTGAAAGAGAACGACAAAGCAGCTATTGTTTACGCTTCAAACATTACAAACTCTATTGCAGCACTTGAAACTCCTTAATTTTAAATAGTATGGCGAAAGCAACACACACACAAGAACCTGCAAAAAAGGAAGAAGTAGTACAAGCGCCTGAAGGCTTTGTCATCGTAACAGGAACAGGCAAAAAGGATAAATACAAAGAGGGTAAAAAATACACTTTGAACGCTGAAACTGCTGAAACCTTGATTGCAAAAGGTCATGTAAAAAAGTAAATCCGTATGGCTACGATAATCGATAACTCATATTTTGTTGGTGATAACATACTGCCAAACACAGACGATTCAAAGTCTGAGGGGCAGTATTATATCGAGATGACGGCAATCCATGAAGATAACTACCTTGTTGACTTCTTAGGGTATAAGATGGCAAAGGACTTAACCGCTGCCATTGCATCAAACCCTACGTCCGGCATTTGGTATAAAATCTGGAAGGGTGCCGAATTCACCGATTCAAATGGGTTATTGAATAAGTGGCGCGGGTTAGCTAATTCGGAAAAAGAAAGCCCGATAGCTAACTATGTTTTTACGAAGATTCTAACAGGATTAAAATCGCATAACTCAGGGGTTGGTGTTATACGCCAACTCCCTGAAAATGCGACTCCCGTTAGTATCGTAAAGACATCTGTAAGGGCATGGAATCGCATGGTGGAGCTAAATAGAATTCTTGACGATTTTATTTATCAAAACAAGGCGGACTATCCCGATTACGCAGGATTTACAGGCAATCAGCCCGAAAGGTTCTTTATCAAACAAAACTACATCGGTATATAATGGCTCACACATACGAACAATTACCCGTTTCTATTCCTTCGCTATTTGAAAAGATAGTGCAAGAAGTCAGCGCAAATCTTCGCACTGAATTAGGGCGTGATGTTCAGTTCTTGTATGGCTCTTATAATCACATCCGGCAGCGGCTTGCTTCAAAAGATAAATCAGAAGGGAATAAGGAGGTTAAATACCCGCTTATAGCCCTGATTTATTCATTTGATGAAAGAAAAGTAAGCGGTAAGGATTCGCTTGATGTATCGCTTACATTCTTGATATGCACCGAAAGTGAGAACTCAATGTATAGTGAGGATCGTTACACGCAAAACTACTTACCTATTCTTTACCCGATTTACGCGGAATTCATGTCCGTTGTTGAATCAAGTAATTA